TGATGAAGAATCTCCAGAAGCAGTAAGAGACAAAGAAGAAGCTCACGAAAGAAAGCAAGAAGCTCAAGAAGATATGGAGGACTCACCACCTCCAGCTGAGTCTGAGGCAGAAGTCGAGCAGATTAAACCAAAGCCATTAGATCCCACATCATTAAAGCCACCTACGCCAGAAGCTGAACCTGCAGCACCAGAGCAGATTGCACCAGCACCAGCACCAACTCCACTTGAACGAAGAGTGGAGACTCTCAAGGATGAGTATACTGAGAGACTTAGAGAACGATTAGCCAAACGTATGCCTCTACTGAGGCTATTTACTGACAGACTGGAAGATCCTAAGAAAGCTCCACAAGCTAATCGTGCTGAGCAAGTAAAGCCAAAGCCTGTTGAGCCTGATCAGCTTAAACCTGCAGCTGAACCTGCTAAACCTGTTGCACCTGCTGCCGAGCAAGTTGTTCCTGAAGCTACACCTCAACCTACTCTCGCTACGGAACAAGCTGAGCAAGTAAAGCCAAAGCCTGTTGAGCCTGATCAGCTTAAACCTGCTGAGGAACAAACAGATTCAGATGCACCTCAAGCAGAGGCACAGCCAGTCAAAGAACAAACTCCATTTGAGAGAAGATTTGGCAGACTCAAAGATGAATACACTGAACGATTTGCTGAACGAATCAGAAAGAGAATGCCTCTGGCAAGGCTGTTTACTGACAGATTAGAAGATCCTAAAAGTGCTGCCAAGAAAGAGTCACAATCAGGGGACATACCACCCACAAAGGTAGGTGCTATTGGTGGACTTACTAAAGAAGCAACTGATGCTCTTAAATCTATCGATAAGTCTATCAAAGAGATTCTTGCTCTGTTCAAGGACAATAAGAAAGAACATAAACAAGAACAACTCAGAGAACAAACTGAAGAGCAGAAAGAAGAAATTAAAACTGAAGCTGCCAAAAGAGAGAAGGCTGTCGACGATCTAGAAAAAAGAGAACTCGAAAAGCCAGAGACTATGTTAAAGGCTCCGGATGCCATCACATCTGAAAAAGAAAAAGAAGAAGATGCAACTAACGAGACAGACTCTGGTGGAGCTGTCGGTGGTATGGGTCAAGATCTTAAACAATATGCTGCTGACAAAATCAAAACAAAATTGATGAGCAGAGGCAGAAAATTATTTTCTAATATTAAACGAAAGCTAGGGTTTGGTGGAGGTCCAGCTGGAAAGGTAGCAGAAGTTGCTGAAAAAGAAGCGAAGATTGCTGAAGAAGTAACCTCCACTGGCAGCAAAAGACTCAGAGATAAAACAACTGGAAGATTCGTTAAACAAGCAGCTGCAAAAGAAAGCATGGAAGTTGGCGAAAAGGTTCTTGCCAAAGAGAGCGCTGAGACTGGCGGAAAGGTTATAGCTCAAGAGGTAACTTCCACTGGCAGTAAAAGACTTAGAGATAAAACAACTGGAAGATTCGTTAAACAGGCTGTTGAAAAAGAAGGTGTTGAGGTTGGCGAAAAAGTTCTAGCTAAACAAGAAGCCAAGGTTGCAGAGAAAGTTCTTGCTAAAGAAAGTGCTGAAACTGGCGGGAAAATTCTAGCCAAACAAGGTATTAAAGCTGCGGAAAAAGTAGGAGTTAAAACTCTTGCTAAAACTGCAGGTAAAAGTCTTCTCAAGAAAATTCCTGGAGTTGGATTGCTTGCTGGTCTAGCATTTGGTGCTGGTCGTTTGATGAAAGGCGACGTTCTCGGTGCAGTTGGTGAAGTTGGTAGTGGATTGGCTTCAACAATTCCTGGAGTTGGCACTGCAGCTAGTGTTGCTATTGATGCTGGTTTAGCTGCGCGAGATATCTACAAAGCCAACAAAGATGAAGATGCAGAAAAAGAACCAAAGGAATATGCTGATGGAGGCATCGTCAATAATCCGAAGCCTCTTAAATTGTTTGCCGATGGTGGTGTTGTTAATTCTCCTACCGCATTCTCGCATGAAGGCGGAACAGGAGTTATGGGTGAAGCTGGTCCAGAAGCTATCATGCCTCTACAGAAGAGTGCGGATGGAAAGCTGGGAGTAAAGATGCAAGCCGAGCCTGTTAAAAAAGACGGTATCAATCCTCAGACCAATGCCCTTGAGCAAGCCGAAGAACAGAGAAAACTTTCTAGCAAGAAAGATGATCAGACTGCTGGAAAAAGTCCTACAATCATAAATAATAGTACTACTAACAACAACCAAAGTGGTGGTGGTGGGGGAGGATCAATTCCTACTGCTGGTCCGAGAAATTCTCTGGATCTTAATTATTATGCTCAGTAAGGAGAAATCTAATGGGAAGTGTCAAAAAGTATCTTCACGATCTTATTTCAGATTCCAATGGTTCTCCATCTTCGAAGAGGCTGATTATTATTTTATGTACTGTTCTGATGGCAACCGCATATATTGCTAATCTGTTCTGGAAATATACTGTCGAAGAGTTTATGTTTAACTCAGTTATGTATATCGTAATTGGTGGTATGGGAATTACTGGAGTTGAGAAGTTTGCTCCGAAGCCACCAACAGACAGCGAATAAATAAATAAAAACGGGAGAGATGTGGCACACAATAAAAACAATATGCCGCATACAACTTGGGGAGAGCTTTGCGGCTCTCCCCTTTTTTGTTATTCTACAATCAACTCAGGTCCGCCGCCCTCGATCCATTCCTGAACCGCAGCTTCAGCGATTTCTTTTGATTCAACCCGACTTTCGTGAACCTTTACTCCGTCTTGAAAACGAGTAACAGTCCAAGCCAAATTCTTTTGATTGAAATTATAATCTGCTTTTCTTGTCATATTAGTCGATTCCTAGTGCTGCCTTGTATGTATCAAGGATTGCTTCCATCTCAGCCCGATCGTGTGACTCCATCTTACGCAGACGAACAATCTGCTTCATGATCTTGCCATCAAATCCACGAGCTTTGGCTTCAAGATAAACATCCTTGATGTCATCAGTGATGCCCTTCTTATCTTCTTCAAGTCTCTCAATTCGTTCAATAAGCAAACGAAGCTCGTCTGCTGCAACATTACCACTCATTATAAAATCTCCATATTTAAAATTGGATGCCCCTCTAGGATTCGAACCTAGATTGACGGATTCAAAGTCCGCGCTCTTACCATTAGAGGAAGGGGCAGCAGTTAATTACTTGTTTGGTGAATGGGCTTCGCGAGCTTCGCTATGATCACGATCAGCAGGATTGACAGCTGTGCCGTCAGCATTAACTTCACTTACTGCAGCAGCTTCTGGAGCAGGGGTTGTTGGCTGTTCGGAACATGCAGCAGTAAGAGCAACAACTGCAGCGGCGATGTATGTTTTAATATCCATTGTTTAATTCCTTAGAATATAAATTGAAACTGGAGGAAGCGGTGGGATTCGAACCCACGGTAGACTCTCACCTACGCTAGTTTTCAAGACTAGAGCCTTCAACCACTCGGCCACGCTTCCATAACGCCATAACGCTGGGGATGGAATGAAAGGAAGAAACTTTCCATCCCCAACGAACTGGTTTTAGTCTTCTTCAGCCAAACGCTTAAAGAAGGCTACGTCGTCATCTTCATCAGTAGATGCATCGACAGCTGGACCTGTTGACCAAGGAAGATCTTCATCATCCTCGACCTTAGCCTGAATTGCTGGCTTTGCAGTTTTACCTGCTGGAGCTTCCTCACGACCATAGTGACGTTCATCGTCACGGCTGATATGAGTATTCAGATCAAGAACTTCGTTGAGACGCTTTTCGAGGTCAGCGAAAGACTTGAAGTTGGAAGGATCAAGGAACGGCTGTAGCTTGTGTTCCTTCAGATAGATTGCTTCGAGAGCATCGTCATCTTCAAGAAGTGGCTTTGAATCGCCGAAGGTGGACTTGTCGTAGTTACGATATCCATCAACCTGACGAATGCGCAGATAGAAATCGGCACCAGCCCACATATCGAATGGATTGATTGGCTTGACTTCATCAATACCATCATCCATCGGATGCATAAGTTCGTTCAGCTTTTCGAAGATCTTCTTACCGAAGTCGTAGAGGAAGACCTTCCCGTTGTTATCAGGGTTGCCTGGATCCTTAACGACATAGATATTTGCGGCATAGTGAAGGCGACGCTTTTGCTTGCGAGCCTGCTTGCGCTGAGGAGAGTCATCATTATCTGATTCCTTCCAGAGCTTGCTGTTATATTCAGCAACAGGATCCTTGTCGCCGAGAGTGGTCAACGACTTTTCGATATACCACTTTCCGCTTGGACCTTGGAAGCCATGATCCCAGTAGCGAACGAACGGAACATCCTCGCCCTCGGGCGCAGGAAGAAAACGAATAATCGCGGAACCATTACCAGCCTTGTCGACTGTTGGCTTCCAAAATTGATCGTTCTTCTTGGCGTTGTTTTCGCCGCCGCCAGCGGACATCTTGCTGACCTGTTCGGTTAGCTTACGGAGAGAATCCTGACTAGAATTCTTTAGAGATGCAAAAGACATATATGTGTTTCCTTATATTACAATGTGTGACAGTTTATACAGTTTATTAACCAACAAAGTTTCTGTTCAGAAGAAAGAGACTCTGCTCTCTTATATAGCGTTCTCCCATCGTTGATGCCTTGCGAATAGCAGTGGTTTCATCGAGTAGGACGGAGTATCCGAACGCATTCATAACATGTGCCCAATATTCCGTGGTCTGGCAATTCACGTGGTGATGTCCAGGCTGTCCAGGGAATGCATGTGTCATAAGCACATATTTACACTTATCCATCGTAGCAACAAAGTTGCGGATGTATTGCTCTTCAATATGCTCAACAAACTCGACCGTCCATGCTAGGTCGTAGTTCTTCTCCGGAACATAGGGAGCCTTCTGGTAGTCATGGATAACGATGTCATTGACATTGCGTTCGACAACGAAATCGCCATCCACTCCCAGAACTTCGAGACCCTTAGAACGAGCAAGTTCAACCATGCCCGCAGGTCCACAACCAATATCGACCATGCTCTTGATACCAAGATTCTTGATAATATAATCAAGAGCACCGTCGTCTAGGTGGGTCTCATTTTCATGACCGCCCAAGTGCATGGGCAGACCATTATCAGTAAAATTAATTTTCATTCAGATTTCCTTTCTCATCATATTACCACTATACTATATATTCTCTAAAAAGTCAAGCATTAAATTGGTAACATGGCACTTTTAGGAAGATAATGTAAACTCTCTGCTTCGAGTTGAAGTTTTGCTTTAAGCATATCGTTAGATTTAATTGCCTTGGCAAATATTTCTACCTCTACGTTATTCTCTTCGCAGTAATAGATAATTGCATCCATATACGAGAGATCGTGTTTCCACACGAGTTCTTCAATTATTTCGCAAATTACTTTCATTCGAGTCATCGAGTTCATAATTAACCTTCTCTATAAAAAATATGTTCGCCAATTCTTACAATTCTTTCTAAATTCCAACCAGGATTTACGTAGGTTGCATGATAGAATTCAGCACCGTTTGTAACATCCCCATAATTACCAAGATAAACTTGTTCAGCAATTTTCTTTGATTCGACAAATTGCTCATGGCTACGAATTTTCAATCCCATACATTTCCAAGAAAACTGACATGTGCGTTTTGTTCTTTGTGAAACAACAGCACATGGTGTCCTCCCGAAACGACCTCTAGGGTCATTTACTCTATTCATAACTACATTGTTGACGGCGATCTTTCCCTTTGTTGGCTGATTGCCAGCCTCGAAATATGTGTTTTCGGCGAGGCACTGGATTTGTCGTTTATCGTTTTGATCCAGCTTTACGGGAACTTTGACAATTGTTGTTTTTTCAATAACCTTAACAACTGGAACTTCCACTACAGTAGTGATTGCTCTAGCAGGTGTCAGCGCAGCTATAGAAAGTATGGCAATCATTCCTGCGCAAAAACCTGAAGCGTATGTTAGATTTGGAAAGTCAATTCTCTGTTCGAATAATTTATCAATACTAAATTTTGATGTGATATTTTTGAAGAAATTCTTCATTTGTATCCTCTTTAATTTAATGAGTAATGAGTCGGCGACTGTCCCGTGTATAACACACATGGACAATACCGCTACGAGAAGATACAATAATAAAGAAAGTCGAGGTATCTTCTAATCCATTTCCCTCTTACTGGAAATGCGAATCATTATGGTTTGGTCGGTAGTAGGCGCGAACCTACTGCTTTCTTAGCCCTAAAGACTGAAGCTGTGTAAGAGTCAATGGAGGAAGACCCCCCAGAGGTAACATTTTATTTAGGTCTCGAGTTTGCCTCGAAACTTCGGTCTGCCTTTGCAAACCCTCGGTTAGACGTGTTAAGTGGTGGGATTCTGTTGCTAGGTTCCCACCTGACCCCGAAAAATCATGCTGCTAGAGTATAAGACCTTCATATGCAGTGTTATCGTGTTTATACTAACTTGCTTTCTGCACGATGCTTTTTAATAATATCTACGGCTTGCTTAACCGTCTTCTTCGACAGTTTACCTTCACCACCCTAGCCGCCGACACCTTCGCCAGCGTCTGCCTTACGATAAACCTGCTCGCACTGACTATAGTACTTTGCGTTAGCTTGATCTTGTGCCATCTTTAGAATTTCGAGACGGACTTCATATGGTGTTTTAGACATTTTAATTTCCTTTGTGTGTAGTGTGTGTTGGTGGGATTCTGTTGCTAAGTTCCCACCGGACTCCAGAATTCTTATGCGGCTAGCGCAAAAGCTCCATATGCGTTGTTATCGTTTGCATTTAACGTTTGTGGCACTTTGCCAGTCAATCAGTCTCGGACGCCCTATTACACGAAAATCGATATCCAGGTCACCCCCATCATAGACTCTCTAAGTAACACCCTGTTATATTTAAACTGCTTCCACTACAGATAGACAAGTATATAACACCGAAACCCTTGTTACTCGGGTAAGTCGTTAACTCTCTTCCTTTGGTTAGAGAGTCTATGGTGGAGGTGAGGGGAGTCGAACCCCTGTCTTTCCGCCTTTATTGTTGCCTGTCAACAACTGATATTTTATTTAGGTATTTCACCTTCTCTTTGATCCAGTTATCAAACGGGAGGTGCATACCAGTAGAGCCATTCCAGTCGGCGAATGCTTCATCATAAAAGCCAATCTTAGACTTCTTCAACTGCAGTTCGGTCAACTCGTCAGCCCACTGTTGCCACTTCTCGTCAGTGATAACTGGATCATCAAGCACA